ACAAGGTGTTGATCACGTTGTTATGATAGGCGAAGACGGCTCCGAAAATCAAATACCAACACAACGATATGTAGCAAGTTTAGAAGAACAGCTACGCAAACAACGTTCGGCTATCCAAGTCTTAGAAAGAAAAGTATCAAGACAAGACAGTGCTTTACAGCAATTGAATAGTCTTTACAGTAGAGGAAGATAGATATGAAAAATTGGATCAAAGCAAGAATTGAAGAACGCACATCACTAGATGGCGCAGTACTTATTGGTGTAGGAATAATAGTACTAATAGCGGGACCATTCGCAAAACTTGCGGCATATGCGGCAATCGCATACGGTGCTTGGACTATTTGGAAGAAAGACTAAATTTCGTCTATTCGTAACTTAGAGTCAACTGGCAAATTAAGTTTTACCCTTTGTTCAACTCCTTTGCGTTGAGCAAAGCGTTTAGGGTCACAATCAGGGCAAACATGAACATAGTAGTCGTCTAAACGTTTAGGATCTATTTTTCCCTTTTCACGTTTAAACTCTATATGACACTCGTCACATTCAAAGACCGCATAACTACGTAGTCGCTTGTAAGGATGGGTTTTACCTGTTTTACTTTTACGAACGTAAAATCTTACTTCTTTTTCAATTCTTTTGAACATGTTGTATTTATTTACGTTTGGATTATAAAAATGTGTATAAATACATAGGAAGAAGAAAACAATGACAAATGTAGTATTTTTAACTGAAACGGCTAAAGAACATATGAGTAAGATGCTTGAAGAAAACAACAAGCCTGCTATTAAATTAGCACTACAAGGTGGAGGTTGCGCAGGCTTTAAATACGATTGGTCTTTAGAAGATGAAGCTGAAACAGGTGACGAAGTCATTGAACTTGATAATGGAAAATTTATAATAGACAGTATGAGTGTAATGTACTTATTAGGGTCAACAGTAGACTATAAAAAAGAACTATTTGGTTCATACTTTGATATTAGAAATCCGTCAAGCACAAGTAGTTGTGGTTGCGGTGAAAGCGTGGGATTTTAATTTATGGCAAAACAAGACATATATTTAGGTGTAGAAGGTAACGACGGTACAGGTGATAGTATACGCGAATCCTTCCGCAAAGCAAATGAAAACTTTACAGAGCTATATGCTGTATTTGGACAAGGTGGAACAATTAGTTTTACTGCTCTTAATGATACTCCAACAGGTATTACAGCAAATGGTATTTTAATTGGTAACTCAACTGGTACAGAATTATTACAAAAGACTCTAACAGCAGGGTCGGGTATTAGTATTGATAATAACAGCGACACAAATATTGTTATTACAAATACTGGTGCTAATATTAACGCTGATACAAGTCCAATATTTGGTGGACCAGTAAGTGGTAACCAAGTTTATGCTATTGGACAAATTGCTACATCCCCACAAGCAATTACAGAATACAATACTACACACGGTACATCAATTAACATCAATGATATCGTTACTGATAAAAAATTCCAAGATCAATACTACGCACCAAACACAACATTTGAACCTACTAAGCCTGTTTATGCTAGAACAGAGCCTGTTAACGCAGACGAATATACAAACTCTATTAGTGAATATAGAAGTGGTAATGTTGTTATTAGCGATCATGGTTTTGATTATAGTGTTAATGGTACTAAATGGAAATATTCTACAACTGATACTCCACCTAATGGATTAACAGATAATACAGATTACTTTATTAGATTTGTTAATGAAGATCAAATCAGTTTACATACTACAAAAGTAGAAGCACAAAATAACAATGACACAACTCGTGTTAAAATTAATATTGCTTTAGGAACAACTACTGCCACAACAGGGCAAGACATTATAAAAGATACAGCGTATGATGATTCATTATTTGGATTCTACAAAGATAACGAAGCACTACCAAGAGGATCGGCAGTAAGAAGACAAGGTGATCAACTCGAAGGTGCTATGTACCTACATGATCATCCAGGAGACTTAGCTGGTACTACTACAGGTAACCTTGAAGATTTACAAGCGGCATCAAAACTTTATGTTGATAACACATCTTATGCTTCAACAGAAGATTTGTTTGTTACTAAACAAGGCGACGATACACAAGCACGTACTCCAGTTGGATTAGAAGGACGCGGTCTTTCATATGCTTACGGAAGTTTAAAAGCGGCATTATTAAAAGCACAAGAAATTGTTGAAAGTGCGCCAATTGAGCCAGGTGCTTATACACAAACAATTACTTACGATGACGGTGATGGTGTAGCACTTACACAAGGTGTAGGAGTAACATCTCTAAACAATGCGGCAAGAAACGCACAAAAATATTTAAGAGAAAATAAAAAGTTTATTCAACAAGCAACACTTGATTACATTGGAGATACATTTCCAAATTTAGCATATGCTGATACTAATGTTATTAACCCAAATGCTGAAGCAATACTTTTCCAAAACAAAAAGTTTATCCAAGAAGAAGTTACATATTGGATCAATCACAATGTAGGAAACGCAGGCGGTTCAGGTACATGGAGTAACTTTGATTACAGTAGTGCTAAATGTAAACGTGACGTAGGTTATATTGTTGATGCTTGGATCAACGATTTATCACGTGGTGGTAACATTGAAACACGTAGAATAGCATCAAGTTATCTAGCAGGCAGACAAAATGCTGTTGGCGCGGCGGCACTAGGTACTCCAGATCAAATAGTTGAAACTAATCTTGCTATTGAATTTGCTAGAGATCTAGTAAAGAATAATATTTTAACTAATACATCATACACAAGTAAACAAGGTAAATTTGTTGTTGATGATGCTAATCTTACATCAAACAGTTTCCAATTTTATATTGGACGTAGTAGTTACGCAAACACATACGTAAACGGTGGTACAGTAACTAAAGCAGACAACACAGAAATTCTAGTTAGTAACTTTACATACAATGAAACAAATGGTATCGCAACTATTGTTACAGTATCAAATCATGGACTAAGTGCTACAGATGTAGTTACACTCGCAGGTATTAATGTAACTTGTACATTTGAAGGTTCTGTTACAGCAAAAGTTTATCCAGAAAGTTTTCCACAAGTTATAACATCATTAGCAGTTGAGTCTGGAACAGGAAACAACGATGTTGTAGGCAGAGCTGATACATTAACTAGTGTAATTACATCAGTTATTGCAAATGGCTTAGACGCATTAAATGCTTATCCTCCAGCAAGACCACAAGTTCCTAATAACACTTGTGAAAGAGATTTAGGATTAATTATTGATGGTATGATCTTAGATATCGGTAACGGTACTAACAGTAACATTAATGCTATCCAGGCGGCTAAGAGATATTTTAGTACACCGTCAGGAGCCAAAGCTCGTATTACACAAAGATCAGAAACACTTGCTTCATTAGCTAAAGCAAAAACTATTGTACGAAACGTTGTATCAAACATTGACCTACTTACACAGTCAAAAAGATTTACAGTTCTTTCATCAGGATTAGCGGCAAATACATTTGAAGTTAACGTAGGAGCTAATAGTGTTGTACATAATTATGTAAGTGGTGGTACTGTTAATAGTACTATTAATATTAGTAACTTTATATATAACAATGTTAGTGGTATAGGTACTATAACAACTACCGCGGCACACAGTTTAGGTGCTGGTGATGTTGTAACACTTAGTGATATATTATTTGAGTGTGTAGGTTATGAAGGAACAAAAACTTATCCAACAGATTATACAACACTTGTACCGCAATGGTTTAACAGTGATATTAACGATGTATCAACAACTATTAAAAATTCTTTAGATAATAAGTTTGATATCATAATTGATATTTTAACTAACGGCTTTACAGCAGTATCAAACTATACACTAGTTGAAGGTAGTACATACACAATTGACTTTGGTAATGGTACCGGTAACGATAGTACAGACCAAGGTATTAATACTAACGTTGATATTTTACCAGGTAAAATTATTGTTGGTCAAACAACTGGCGCTAGAGGACGTATTGTAAAATACACAAGTGGTGCTGATTTAGGTGGTACAGCATACGATAGAGTAGAAGTTGTATTAATTGAGCCAATTGAATTTAGACGAGGCGAAGAGTTACGTTATGGTAACCCGACTGCTGAGAAACAAATTTGTGTACATGTTGAAACAGGTATTTACTACGAAGACTATCCATTAAAAGTTCCTGCTAACGTTTCAATTAAAGGTTCAGACTTTAGACGTTGTCAAATTAGACCAGCTCCAAGAATTTCACAATCACCTTGGGCTAACACTTATTTCTATAGAGACAAGTTACTAGACAATTTAAAAATTACAGACTACACAGGCGCAGACATAGCAACAGCACAAGCAATTACAATTACCGGAATCAATGAAGCAGGCGGAGTTATTACAGTAACACCAGCAGATAATATTGCTCCAACAGCATGGGATGGTGCTTGGTTCTATACAGACAATGGAGCAGTAGGACTTATTAGTAATGCTGATGGCGGAAGTAATTTTGATGTTACATTAACAGTTGATCTTTTACCAAACTTGTCTGGAATAGCAAGTGGTGAATGGCACATTAAAAAAACTACTAATTACGGTTATCACTACTTATCAGATCCATTAAACTCATCAAGTGTACCTAAAATGAACAACGAGATGGATGTGTTCTTAATGAACGATGCTACAAGACTAGCAAATATGTCATTCCAAGGACACGGTGGTTTTGCTCAAGTGCTTGATCCAGCAGGACAAGTTCTTATTAAATCTCCATACACACAAGTTTGTGGTAGTTTCTCAGGAAGCATAAACAAACAAGCATTTAGAGGTGGTATGTACATTGACGGATTTGCTGGTAACTTAGAAACAGTTATTACAAGTAAAGACGACAACTATACACTTAATGTACAATCAGCTACAGGAACAGGTTTAAGACTTAGAAAGCCTCAAACACCTGCTCCATTCTTTATTAATGGTGTGCGTTATCAAGTTGATGCTATTTCAGAATACGACGGTGGCACAGGTACAGCAAAATTATTAATCAACAAACTTTCAAACGAAGGTAATGGTTATACAGATAATACATTCCCACAAGAAATTTATATACAGACTGCTGGTAACAGAAGTATGTTGGCAAACGACTATACACAGGTTAACGATTTAGGTTACGGTCTGTTTGTTAACAATGCGGCATTATCAGAGCAAGTTAGTACATTCTGTTATTACAACCATACAGCGTTCTTTAGTAACAATGGTTCTGAGATTAGAGCTCTTAACTGTTCTAACGCAAATGGTAACTTTGGTTTAGTTGCGGCAGGATCAGATCCAAACGAAACTGTTGATGCTGTTACACAATTAAGATCTATGCAAATACCAGGTAAGGTTTATAATGATCCATCTAACACATACGGATTTGGTGAGTTCAATCATAACTCAGGTAACTTTAGTGTATTTGTTTATGATTGTGATTATCATCCTTACCCAAACAGTTTGCTTGATGTTTATACAACAACAGGCGTAACTACATACGAAGTTACAAGTGTAAGTGTTGTTGATGTTCCAACTTCAAACACAGGTGGATATACAGGCGCTACTGGTCCAACAGGACGTAAAGGCGCAAACTTACCTATTTACAGATTGAGTGTGTCAGGTGACACAGGATTATCAAGTGCTATCACAGGTACTCACAATCCGTCACTAGCATCAGATGCTGGTCCATACGTTACTATTAGAATGAATAAGAATTTCTTGTTTGATGATGTTAGCGGCGTAACAAGTATTAGACCTTCAACAGCAGTTATTTACGAAGAGAATCCAGATCAAGTTTACAGAAGTATTAGTTTCAACAATCAAGATTCTGATAACTCAGCATTAGCTTCAGATAGATTCCAAATTGTTATGGACACAGGATTTAGTCATGTTAATATGACTATGCGTAATACAGAAGCGGCACTGAACACATATGCTGGCACAGGTACTACAATGGGTGCTACAGCAGGTGACGTTGTACTTGCTATTGAAAAACTAACATCAAAATTAATAAATCGTGTTAATAACAACGATATGATCTTTAGTTTTGCTGGTAAGACTCATACTGTTGCTAACTATGTTGACAGAGGCGATTATGCGACTGTACAGTTAAATGAAGTTGCTGGTAGTAACATTAACAGTAGTGGTAGTAGATTTAGTCAAACTGGACTAGTCGAATCAATAATATTCTCAGGTAATGCTACAAGAACAATTCCAGTCAGTTTAGCGGCAAACGAAGCGGCAACAATTACAGTTGGTATTTCAACACTAAGAGCTAACGGACATGACTTTGATAAAATTGGTACTGGCGGATTTAACACTACTAACTATCCAAGTATTATTTACGGTGATCCAACTCAAGCGGCGACACAAGCAAAAGAAGTTAACGAACGTGGTAAAGGGCGTGTGTTCTTTGCTAGTACAGACCAAGATGGATTCTTCCGTGTTGGTAAGTTCTTTAGTGTAGACCAAGGAACAGGTACAGTTACATTTGCGGCTAGTATTGCTATTAGTAACTTAGACGGACTAGGATTTAAACAAGGTGTTAGAATTACAGAATTTAGTAATGACGACACAATGTCAGATGCTGATCCATCAGCAGTACCTACAGAATTTGCGGCAGAGTCATTCTTAAGTAAAAGATTACACTTTGATAGAAACGGAACTAAACTAGTTACTGGAACTATTGGACCAGGAGCATTAGCAAGAGACGGCACAACAGAAATGACTGGACAGTTAAACGCTGGTGGCTTTAAAGTTATCAACGGTGCTGATCCTACAAACGCACAAGACTTAACTACAAAATCATATGTAGATGCTAGAACACCTTTCGGTAGCGAAGCAATTGGTCCTGACATTGCTAACAGAGCAACTAATGATATATTAGTTTGGGATGGCACAAGTTATGACAATGCTAGTCCAGCAGGAGATATTGAATTAAGTGTTAGTTCTAATGTAGTAACATTTGCTATTACATCAGGTGCTGTAGTTAACGCAGATATAAACGCAAGCGCAGGCATTGTACAAAGTAAACTAGCAATGGAGTCAGCAAGCACTAGAGCAAACGCAACTGGTATTACACAAGCAGACTTAGGACTAGCAAGTTTTGATGATGGTGACTTTGCTGTAACAAATGGTTGGGTAACACTTAAAGCTAATGGTATTGACTTAGCTGATTTACCTAGTTTAGATCAGTACCAAGCAATTGGTAGACAAACGGCGGCAACTGGCAATGCTGAAATTGTTACATATGCTCAAATTGTTGAAGCAGGTGGTTCATTTACAACTACTGGTGTTGCTGATAGAATTATTAAAACAGGAGCAGATGGTAGAATAGACGCACAAAGTTTTTACTTAGATAATAATAAAATCTTAGACCAAACATCAAATACAATGACAATGACTACTCCAGGTGGAGCAAAAGTATTTGATACTGTTGGTACTGTTCCAAGTAATACAACTACTACATTCCCAGGTACTATACAGTTAGGTACAACAAGTGCTACAGCATCGTTCTTCCAACAGAACAGTAGTTACGGTGATCCAGCTGACGCTACACAAAATAGTCCAAGACTAGCAAGTGACTGGGTATATACATCATTCATTGAAGCGCCAGGTGAAAAGAGTAGTTCAAGTACAGGTATTGCTGTAGGTGCTGGTACAGGATTTAGTAGTGCTGGCCAAGTTGCTATTATTGCTAACAACAACACAGCGGCGGTAATATTCAAACAAACGGCTATGACTCCAGCGGCCAACGGTGGATACGATATAGGTACATCATCGTTGAAATTTGGTACATTCCACGGTACAGCAACATCAGCACAATACGCTGACTTGGCAGAGAATTATTTAGGCGACAGTGATTATGAACCGGGTACTGTATTAGTATTTGGCGGAGACGAAGAAGTAACAGCGTGTACTATAAAAGGTGATAGAAAAGTAGCAGGTATTGTTTCTACTAATCCAGCACACTTAATGAACGTTGACTTACAAGGTGATAATGTTATAGCACTAGGTTTACAAGGTAGAGTACCTTGTAAAGTTATAGGCAAGGTAGAAAAGGGTGACTTACTAGTTACAAGCGCCATACCAGGCTACGCTATAGTAGACAATGATCCTAAAGTAGGAACTGTATTAGGAAAGGCATTAACCTCCAAAGATGACACAGAACGCGGCACAATTGAAGCTGTGGTAGGGAGAGTATAATGGCTATTCAAGTAATTAACATAGGAACTAGTGCTAACAAAGGAAATGGCGATCCATTAAGAACAGCGTTTAAAAAGATAAACGAAAATTTTGCTGAACTTAACGTTACTAATACAAATAGAGATATTAACGGATCTGTATTTGCTGACGATAGTACGTTACTAGTTGATGCTGTTAACGGAACAATTACAGCGGCAGTATTAGTTGGTACACTTCCAGCATTAAATGGATCAGCATTAACAAACTTAACTATCCCGGCACAGACGTTTGCTTCACTTACAAGTAAGCCAACTACACTAGCTGGTTACGGAATTACTGATGCGGCAACATCAGCACAAGGTACATTGGCGGCTAGTGCATTACAAGCAGAAACAATTACACTCGCAACACTAAAAACAGAAGTAGCGGCAAGTGCTGACTTTGCTGACTTCCAAACAAGAATAGCGGCGTTATAAGGAAATAGATATGGCAAACAGAATACCACTTATAGTTGATAGAGACGATCAAAACAAACTAAAAGAATTACCAATAGGTGATAATTTAAACTTAACAGGAAGTGGAATAGTTGGTGCGGCAAACATTGAAGCAACAGGACTTACTATTGCTGGAATCAGTTATAATCCATTTAGCGGTAGTTGGAATGATCTAGCAGACAAACCTAACGTAGCCGCAGACACTGATGGACTTCCTCAAGGTAATACTAATTTATATTTTACAAATGAAAAAGTTGATGACAGAGTTAACGCTATCCTTAGAGAAGGAAGCGGAATTGATATTACATACGACGACTTAAATGCTACAATTACTATTGCCGCAACAGGTGGTGGTGGCGGTGGGGGCGGAAGTAATATTCCAACTAACTTTACCGGATTGGCTACTAACCAAGTAATGAAATATAGCACAGCAGAAAGTGCTTGGCTAAATGGAAGTATTAATTGGTCTGAACTAGCAGGAACTCCAAGTTTTTCTACAGTATCAATTTCAGGTAGCTATAACGATTTGATTAACAAGCCTACTCTTGTAAATGATATTAGCGACTTAGCAGATGTAGATACACAATCACAACTACCAAACACTGGACAAGTTCTTAAATGGGATGGTAATAAATGGGCACCAGCAGATGATATTACAACAGGTGGTGGCGGACTAGATGCTACAACACTAAATGGATTTGCTAGTTCATATTATTTAGATTATAATAACTTTACAAGTAAGCCTACATTATTTGACAGCCAATTTAGTTCATTAGTAGCAACACCTACAACATTATCAGGTTATGGTATTACTGATGCTATTAGTACAAGTCAAAGTTACACACAAGACGGTACAGTAACATTTAATGATAACGGTGGTATTACAGTTGGTACAAATAATAATGTTAAATTAAGAATTGATAACAGTGTAATTTTAGAAACTACAGTTAATGATCAAGATTTAGATATCAAAGTTAAACCTTTGTCTGGAACAAAAACAGCAATTAAAATTGATACTGGTAATGAGAGAGTAGGTATATTTACAGCATCGCCAGGACGTAAACTAGATGTTGCAGGTGATGTAAATGCTACTGAATATTTTGGTAGTGGTGCTAATCTAACAGGACTTACCTTAGATTTAATTACAACAGCTGGAAGTGAAACAGATAACAGCGTAAGTTTTGGTAACATTAATCCTTATGCGGCTAACACATATAGTTTAGGTGCTAGTAATAATTATTATCAAAACTTGTATGCTAATAATATTTACGGTAGTGGCGCTAACATTACAGCAATTCCGTTTAGTTCATTAACAGGTGTCAGTATTGATTATACTGGTAGTACAATTACTAACAAGCCTACTATTCCAACAAACAATAACGAACTTACAAACGGCGCAGGATTTATCACAGGCATTACTACTGAAAGTATTAATAGTTTAAGTGATGTTAATATTACTAGTGTAGCAAACGACCAAATTTTAAAATACGATAGTGCTACAAGTAAATGGGTTAACAGTGTAGGTGGATCAACTATAGGTAACTTTACATTTAGTTCAAGTGTAATTGATACAGATGATTCAAGTGGTATTACAATTACTCCAGCAGTTACTACGAGCAGTGATCTTACAGTACAAAACGATTTAGTAGTACAAGGTAGTATTACAGCAGATAGTATTGTTAGTACAGGTACAGGTGTACCAACTATTGAAAGTGCGTCTAGTATTAATTTAACAGCCTCGGATAGAGTTACAGTAACACAAAGTCCTATTAACTTAGCAAGTTTCTCAACTACTGATCGTAACGGTCTAACAGCTACTAACGGTGACATGATCTATAATACTACTACAAATAAATTCCAAGGCTACGCTAATGGCGCCTGGGTCGATTTACACTAGGAGTTTAAATGAGCGAACGCGAATATATTGTTACACTTAAAAAAGGTGTAGACTACGAAGCATTTAATCAAGAAATGATTGAAGAAACTGGTGCTGGTAATATTCCAAACAGATCAGCTACAGTAGCAAACGCAAGACCTGGTTCTCAACGTAATACACATTATGCTCTTACAGATGACGAAGCAACTGATCTTAGAAATGATGATAGAGTCGTTGATGTTGCTATTCCACCAGAACAAGATGAAAACTTAGAAATTGGTTTAACAGCAACATATCAAGGTAACTTTTATAAAGGAACTTCAGAACTTAGTGATAAAAATATTGACTGGGGTAAAAGACGCCACAGTGTAGTTACTGAAAATACAACTTGGTCAACAAACTTAGATAGCTCATATAATTATGCGTTAGATGGAACAGGCGTAGATGTTGTTATACAAGATAGCGGCCTACAAGTTGATCATCCAGAATTCCAAGATGCTAACGGAGTATCAAGAGTACAACAGATTAATTGGTATACCGAAAGTGGATTAAGCGGATCGCAAAGTTCTAATCATTATAGAGACACAGACGGACATGGTACACACGTTGCAGGTACAGCCGCTGGCAAACACTTTGGTTGGGCAAAGAACTCAAGAGTGTACAGTGTTAAAGTTGCAGGCCTAGAAGGTTCTGGCGATTCAGGCACAGGTATCAGTATTAGTGACTGTTTTGATGTAATAAAATTATGGCACAGAAACAAACCAATTGATCCAACTACAGGACGCAAGCGTCCAACTATAGTAAATATGAGTTGGGGCTATAGTTCAGGATACGGAACTGCTACAAGTATTGTATATCGCGGAACAACTTATAGTTCTAGCAATGATCCTAGTTTTTCTTCAAGAACACATCTAAGAGATACCTATGGGCTTTACCCATATGTTACTTTTAGTGGATATAGATGTCCAGTAAGAATAGCATCAGTTGATACAGACGTAGAAGAATTAATTGATGAAGGTGTACATATATGTATTGCCGCAGGCAATAATAGTTTTAAAGTAGATGTAGATGGCGGAGATGATTATGGTAATATACTTTTTGGCGCTGGTGGTAGTCGTTTCTATCACAGAGGCAGTTCTCCGTATAGTGTAAATGCGTTTATGGTCGGATGCCTAAATGCTCAGTCAAACACAGCAGATAATAAAGTAGGATTTAGTACAACAGGACCGGGTGTTGATATATACGCCGCAGGACATAATATTGTTAGTTGTACAAGCACAACAAATAAATTTGGCGATGCCGCATATTATGATGGCGGCGGCTTTAGACAGTGTAACATTAGTGGTACTAGTATGGCTAGTCCGCAAGCATGTGGTGTAGGAGCATTATACCTACAAGCAAATCCTATGCTTACGCCAGCACAACTAAAAGATATGATGCATAAAGATTCGAGTGAAACTTTAGAAGCAGGAACGCTCACAGGATATGGTGACACAGATGATGCTATGGGTGGACCACGTAGAGTAATGGTATCTAGATATAATAAACAAGTACCTTACTCGTCAACTATATCAGGTAAATACAGTAACAGGGGAATATAGATGGCAATTCAAACAGTAAATATAGGTACTATAGCAAACGACGGCACAGGTGATGATTTACGTGAAGCGTTTGTAAAAGTAAATAGTAACTTCCAAGAGTTACAAGCAAAGAATCCAGAACAAACAACAGCCGCAAACTTAGGCAGTCAAGGTTCGGGTGTGTTTGCTCAACTTAACGGTAGCGAATTACAATTTAAAAAGATTGTAGGCGGGTCAGCTGTAACACTAGCAGAGACTGCTAATACAGTAACAATTAACAGTACAGCAACAGGCTTACCTAGTTTACAAGTATTTGCTGACAACAACAACATTACATTAGATGCTAACGGCAATGCCCTAACACTTGCTGGTGGAGGAAATACTACAACTAATCTTGTTGGTCAAACTATTACAATTTCAAGTGTAACATCATTACAAACTGATACAAGTCCAAAGCTAACAGCAACACTAAACGCACAAACTAACAACATTACTAATGTGGGTAATATGACTGGTAATGTACATAATCTTGATGTTAGAGAATTTGACGGAATACAGAGTTATCTTAATCAGTTAGATATGGGAATTTCAAATCCGTCATCGTTTTCTAGTTCATTAGAATATCTAGCATATAACTTAGCTATCGACTTTGACGATGGCAACAGTAACTTTACTGGATCAAATGCTATTGAAGCAGACTTTGGAACACTGTAGGAGTTAGAATGGCCAATACACTTTGGACAGTAAATACAGGACATAGTTTAGGTACGATTCAAGAAGGCGTTACACAAACAGTTTCTTTACCAATAGATTCAACTGTCGATAGTATTACACTTATTAGTGGCAAGTTACCAGGTGGTCTAAGATTAAGTGGAACTGATTTATTAGGTACTCCTTTTGAAGTAAACAAGTTAACTACATTTAAATTTGTATTAAGAGCTAAAAAAGATAGACGTAAAGAAGACATTACGTTAAACTTAACAATAGACGGAATGGACGAACCTCAATGGGTTACAGCAGAAGGTGACTTACCTTTAGGTCCAAACAATAAATTTTACATACTAGATAGTAGTCCTGTAGATTTCCAATTACAAGTTATTGATCCTGACTTACCTACAGGCGAAACATTAGAATATTTTATTGAAGACGATGGCGGCGAACTTCCGCCGGGTATATCTTTAGGAAGAACGACAGGTAAACTAACAGGTATTGTTGAGCCTTTACTAGCATTAGAAGGAAGAGCTTCAAGTGGATTCTTTGATACAAATCTTTATGGAACGTTTCCATTCGATTTTGGTGTTAAAAGTTTTAACGGTTTTGAAAGTTTTTACTACGATACAACATTTTATGATTATGCTGTTCCTACACAAAGTCCTAAAAAATTAAATAGATTTTACCAATTTACTGTAACTGTAAGTGACGGAGTTACACTAGCAAAGAGACAGTTTAAGATTTATTTAGTAGGTGACGATTTCTTAAGAACAGATAATACTATTATGCAGATAGGTACTGGATTGTTTACAGCAGACAATACATATCTAAGAGCGCCTGTTTGGTTAACACCAAGTGACTTAGGATTTAGAAGAGCCAATAACTATGTTACATTATTTCTTGATGTATATGATCCAACAAGTAATCAAGGTATTATTAGTTTTACAGTTAAGAAATCTAACTCAGATGGAACTCCTAGTGTACTTCCGCCTGGAATGGATATTGATAGTACAAATGGCGAGATCGCAGGGCGTGTTCCTTATCAGCCAGCAGTTACAACTGAATACAGATTTACAGTTGAAGCACTAAGACAATTAGGAAGTTCATCATCAACTAGTACAGAATTAGTTGCTAATAACCTAGGAGTAGATCCTGCTAATGAATTTGGTGTATATGACACAGGTACAAAAACTAAAGGCTTCCCTGATGATAATACTAGTTTTACAGATTTTGCGGCAAACTTATTTAGAGGAACTACACAAAACAGTTGGATTGTATTTAATGAAGTTCCGATAACAACAGACGATGCTAGTGATAATAGATCGTATATAGGTTCTGATGTTATAAACAAAAGCGTATGGGTAATTAAGAATGGTAAAGTAGAATTTACAAGTGCTGATAAAGCGCAAACTACACTTGAACAAGGAAATAATGATTACTTAAGAAGTCAGTTTAGAGGTACTATTCCAAATGTTATATTTCAAACTTTTGATCAGGCTGGAGCAGTAGTTAGTAATAAAGTTATTACTATGAGCTTTTACGATTACAGCAAACGTATTACAGAAACAACTAATCCTACAGTAGCAAAAGACAAAGAATTTAAAGTTAAATTATTAGGTGAAATAGAAAGTGCTATTACATGGAACACTTCAAAAGACTTAGGTAACATTAGAGCAAACTTTACATCTACATTAAGTGTAAGTGCTACTAGTAACGTTCCTAATGCTATTGTATTGTATAGTTTAGATAGCGGAAGATTACCACCAGGTATTACACTTGCTATTGATGGACAGTTACAAGGTAAAATTAGACAATTTGGTGTTCCTGGATTTCCTGGATTGACTACAATTGACAAAACAACTACTAAAACTACGTTTGATGGAGACACTACAACTATCGACAGAAGTTATACATTTACAGTAAAAGCACAAGACCAATTTAAATTTAGTGCTACAACAAAAGAATTTAATATTACTACAACTGATCCTGATGATACTCTTTACAGTAGTGTAAGTATGGTTCCAATGTTAAAGAAAACTGAACGTAATACATTTAGAAACTTTATATCTGATCCTACTATCTTTACACCAAGTAGTATCTATAGACCAAATGATCCAACGTTTGGATTACAATCACAAATTAACATTTTAGCATATGCCGGTATTGAAACTAAAAATATTAGCGAGTTTATGTCTGCTATTGCTAAAAATCATAAACGTAAAAAATTTAAGGTAGGCAGTGTTAAAAAAGCTCTTGCTAAAAATGTAGGCACTAATGATACAGTATACGAAATAATTTATGTAGAACTAATTGATCCATCAGAACCGTTGACAGGTCAAACTGCTCAATCATTTAATATTAAGACAAAAAATAAAATTACAGCTGATAGTATACAATATGAAGTTATTGACGACAATACCGGAGTTGGTACTGGTCAAGGATTCTTTCCTTTAGAACTACAAGGAGGAGGTGGTAGATCACCTGCTTCTACAGGAACAATTATATTATATACTAGAATAGGCCCTGTACAATATAATTCAGGTCCACAAATAACAGTAGAATTACAAAACGGACAAGAAATAGTTGTAGGCGATATTGACAATAGTATTAATGCCGATCCACAACGTTTACGTCCTATAACAAATACAATTAAAATTGATAGTGATGCTATCAATGTTAGTGATAGTAAAGATCAAAGAAGATATATAAGTAATATCACTAATATGAGAAATAGATTACGTAAAGTTGGTTCAAATCTAAGAGACTTTTATCCGTTATGGATGCGTACAGCACAAGTAGCAGGTGAAGCAGAATTAGGATTTAGACTAGCAATTCCGCTTTGTTACTGTAAACCAGGTGAAGCAGACAACGTAATATTAAATATTGCTAATAGCAACTTTAACTTTAAACAACTAAACATAGAGATCGAAAGGTATAGTATTGATGCTACAGCCGGGGTAAGTAACGAACAGTACTTACCGTTCGCGAACTATCAGTTCAATGTATAAAGCAGATAAATAATATACAAGAGAGGAATACATTATGCCAAATTTAACAAGTAGTTCAATTAACGAAACAGGAGTAAATGCTGAATATCCTGTTGCGGGTCAAGATAACGATTCACAAGGATTTAGAGATAATTTTAGTATTTTAAAAACTAACTTTGTAGCCGCTAAAACAGAAATTGAAGAACTACAAGATATTACAGCAAAACTTAATGTTGCTAATGACTTCCTCGGTAATAACATTAGTGGTGCTAATTTAGTTAACAATACACACGCACACCATCCTAGTGCTGGTACAGTTAATTCAAGCCAAAACATTAACGTAAGTGACGGACCACATCAAACTATTGTTGTTGGTGCTGATGTTACACTTACACTATCTAATTGGAATACAAATAACGATAAAACAAACATAGTACGTGTATATGTAAAAACTGCCGACGTAGATCGAACAGTAACATTTGCTAGTAACGCAGGCGCAGGAACACTTAAAAGATCCAGCAACTGGCCAACATCAAATACTACAGCAGTAATTGGAGTTAAGGCTGATCCAGCAGATGAAGATAAGTTCTTTGTGTTTGAATTTACAAGTTTTGACCAAGGTGCTACAGTATGGTCTAACTACGTAGGTGTTTACCAGTAATGTTTCATCCTTTTAGTGAAGATACATCTGCGCTAACAGTAGCACAGCTACATGACAAAATATCCGAATTAACACATAAGTATTTTTCTACTTCTAATCCTCAAGTCCAAGAACAGATTTCTACTTTTATTGACTTTTACAGACAAGAAGCTCTAGTAAAAGAAGCCAAAGAAAAACTTGAACAAGAAAAAAATCAACAAAATGGCGATTTAGGACTTGACAAACTCATCAAAGTAAGTTAAAATACGTGTATGCTTATGAAAACAGACTCTCTCGGTATCCCGCGATTTACAAATAAAGACTTAGTTGATATGATCTATACAGGTCATGCTGACAAATGTCATGTGGTATTATGCGAACCATCAGATGATGTAGATCAGTTTAACAAAGCAATGGAAGAACAAGGCTTTGATAAACTACAAAAGTATATTCCATTAGATGTAGACAAAAAGACTTTTGACGGTGTATGTCAAGGTGAATGGTTTATGCCTGATGAATACAAAGACA